GCGCCACTTGGCTACATAGCTCAGTTGGTTAGAGCGCAGCATTCATAATGCTGATGTCCCAGGTTCAAGTCCCGGTGTAGCCACCAGACAAAACAAGGGGTTAGCGAAAGCTAGCCCCTTTTTTGTTTGTGCCGGTGACTACGAAGTGACTACGGCTCGACTACAGGCCGCTTTTCAGCGGCAATGCTGTTGCTCGCACGGAATCCCGTCCATATTCCCGTCCATTTTTGTTCCGGGGCAGTTTCTCAGAAAGAATTTAGCTTCTGCGCAAGAGCTCATCTGCGAGCAGCAAGTGCGCCCGTCACATGAGTAGGGGCTAGGGGCCAGCTTGGGAGGACTGCTGATCGGAGCGGATGACGCAGACAAGTCGGGCAGAGTTGGAGCCGAAGCTGAATGTTCGGAAATGGAGTTTGTATAAAATTTCCAAACCGCGGCACCGATCAATAGCGCGATCAGCAAGTTCTTCATTCGTGAGTCCTTTCAGCGGTCGTTTGGAAGGCGCAGACAGTAAATAAACCCAAGACCTCTCGCAACATTTGGTTTCACAGAAGGCAAGCCTTCATAACTGCCGAGGTTCGGCAACCGCATAAGCGACTTGAGCCAACGGCGACAGCCTTAGAGCAGATTCCAAATGATCCGGCGACAGGTGCGCATAGCGCATGGTCATCGTGATCGACGAGTGCCCCAGGATCCGTTGCAAGCCAAGAATGTCCCCACCGGCCATCATGTAATGACTGGCGAACGTGTGCCGCAGGATGTGGGTCATTTGGCCCGGTGTATCGAAGCCGCAACGCTTGTATGCACACCGAAAGGCCGACCGGCAGGGCATGAACAGCCGACCGTTTCCAGGTATGCCCACCTTCAACGCCAGATCCTCAACATCCTTCGGGATCGGTACGGATCTCGACTGTCGATTCTTGGTTCGGTGGAAGTGAGCCTTGCCACCGTAGAACGCGGCACGGGTCAGCGACTCGGCTTCGTCCCAGCGGGCACCGGTAGCCAAGCAGAGTAGGGCGACGGGGTAGGTGTGATTGTTGGTGGAGCGTTTGCACTCTTCGAGCAGCTGGCGGATCTGCGGCAGCGTGAGAAAGGTCAGCTCTACCTGATCGGTCTTGATCTGGCGGACATTGGCGAGCGGGTTCTTTCCTACCCAGGCACCGAGCCGGATCAGCTCCGCGAACACGGCGGACAGGTAGCGTTGCTCGTGGTTGACCGTATGCGGAGACGCCTCTTTCAACCGTTGCTGCCGATACCGCGCCCATGCCAGTGCATCGAAGGAAGAGGCGAGCGGATCGCCAAGCCGTTTCGCGATCGCCAACGTTCTCGACAGGCGTGTCTTCTCGTCCTTGAGCGTGCAGCCGTGCAGCTGATGCCAGAGGTTCACCAGATCCGAGAGCCGATCATCCAGCGGTCGCCCGGTCAGCGTCAGGCTCTTGAAGAAATCCGTTTCGTAGCGCTGGGCAGCGGCCTTGGTCAGAAAGCCCTTCTTGCGGATACGGCGCCCGCTTCTCCCGTTTTCGTAGAAGTCAGCCGTCCAGGTCTTACCGTCCTTGCGTGCCGTCATATAGCGCGACCCCATCGCACATGCCGTTCCTGGAGTAGGTTCTTTATGTGCTTGTACAGATCACGCTCCGTCATATTCTTCGAGGCGTAGTGATCACGAATCACCGGCCAGCATTCCCATTCTTTCAGTCGATCAAATGCGGTCTTAGCGCCCACTCGCTCCCGTGCCAGCAGGCTTACGAAGTTTCCCAGGAACAGTTCCACGTTCTTGCCTGAGAAGCCCCGTGACGTCTTGTAGTAGCGCTTGTATTCCGTTTCATCGACCAGCGAATCGACCGGTACATCGACACGGATGTCGTCGCGGATCAGCGTCCAGATGGGCTCGAAATAGCCGGGGCGGGCGAGCAGCTTGAATTGGCCCAGCCCGTAGCGCCACAGACCGTCCAGATGGGCTGAGAAGGCGGCATAGGAGTCTGTGTCGATAGCTTGGCCGGTCTTCGCGTCAATCGAGCCGCTGGCGAATTGTTGGATCACTGAATGGTGATAGCGCAGCTCGATCCGCCATACATCCTGAATCGGATCGTAGTTATCAGGGTCGGCCGGATCGAACGAATCCCGGCGACGCCAGACGCTTTCCCAGAAGTCGAGCTTATCGGTTGCGCGGGCCTGTTCAGTCTTGTTGTAGATACACAGCTGGACGCCACCAGCGGAACCGAACATGGACGTTTCACCACGACCGTAGACGCTGGACTTGGTGGCCCACTCGATCTGGTTTATGCCAGTGATATCCCGGTGCGTCCTGGCGCGACAGTGCAGGCGAGCTACCAGATCCACCGGAGGCAGCCAGCCCTGGAGATCCAACGCCAGATGGACAGCGCACTGGTTGCGTTCGCGGTGTGTCATCACGGCTGCGGCGTAGTAGTCCATTCGCTCTTGCAGACGCTCAGGTGACAGCGCGTCGATGGCGTGCGGTGACACCTCGATTTTCAGGTGCGGCCCGATCTGTTCCAGCTTGGCGTTGAAATTCTTGATGAGCAGGACGAACCCGAGGTCGGCGTTCTGGAGCTTGTACTGGTATCCCGAGTCCCGACCTACACGACCGGCATGCCAGAACTCTCCAGCGAACTGGACCATTGCGCCCGGTTTCTCGAATAGCGCCATGATCTCGGGGCGGATCAGTCCCCGGTACAGCTGGCGGACCGTATCGACTCCGCAACGCAACAAGCGGACCTTGGATAGATCGACTATCCGAGCGGTGCCTGGGTCGACGAATAGTCTGCTTTGCGAGTCTTCCAACCCGGTCATGAGGTCGATTCGTTTGAAGTCCTTATTGGCCATTCCGTTTTCCCCTTTACTCTGGATTACTGTGGTTGCTTAGTAGTGGTTATCTGACGTGTTACAGGGACGTCAGCGCGCGCGTTTGCACGCCGGCTCGTGCCTCGCCGTGCGTGCAAAGAGCGCGGAGCGCACGCGCGCTGACGGTCATCACCACAGGAAACGCTCTTTCTCGTAGGGCACCCGCGTGACGGTGGTTCCCGCTTGCTGCTGGCTTGGTTGATAGGCCGGCGAGGTGGAAGGTGGTGGCTGCTGATTGCGTTGGTCTTGTGGCGAGCCACGGTCGGGCTTGGTGTCGTCGAAGTAGCCGTTCTGCACGACCGACATGCAGAAGCCGAACGACACTTCCAGGCGTGTGCCTTGCTGGGTGTTGCACCGACACCCCGTCAGCCCTTCATCGCTGTCACCGACCTGCATGCGCTTGTAGTTGCGGGCGATCAGATCGCGGTCGGTGGTGGCGATGCATACGGGCTTGGGGAAAGTCTGCGGGCCGGTCAGACCGTCATACACCGGCGCCGATGCCGGCAGGTCCTGCACCCTGGGTACGCGCCTGCCCAGGTACTGCTCAACGGTGAGCGGCGCGGCTTGCTCCGAGTCGTTCGTCGCAGGCCGGATAAAGGCGCCGACCGTATCGCGCACCTGATCGACCATGCTCCCGGCCGGCGCGCTGCTGGTGGCTTCGAGCGCGACTTTCTCGGCGTTGTAACGCTCATAGGCGCGATAGACGAGGATGCCCGCACCGATCAGCACGCAGATGGCCAAGATGAACTTGGTCGGCACCTTGGCCTGGAAGTGGTGCTTGGCGTTGGTGCTGGTGTAAGCGCCGAAGTAGCGCTTATCCAGGCGCAGCGACTTCTTGTCCGCCTCCTTGAAGCTGGTCTTCAGCTCGACCTTTTCCACCACCACTTCAGACTCGAAGCGCAGCAGCTGGGCGGACTTGAAGACGCGCCAGTAGTGGATGTGCGTGTTGCACAGCCGACGCAGGTGCACATCCAGATAGCGCGGGTCCTGGGTGACGAGGTGCACTTCGTGGCCCTGGTGGCGCATGGTCTCGAAGCGGGTGATGTGCTCCGGTGGCCGCGCCCGTGGATCGCGTGAGCCGAACCAGCCCTGCGCCTCGTCGACGACGATGATTGAATCGTTGGGCAGCTCGAACCACTTCTCGGGGTCTTCGAACTCGAACCACTGCGCTTGCAGCTGATCGGGCTTGAGGCCGTTGATGTTGTGGAAGTAGACGACCCGGCCTTCGGCATGGGCCTTCTGGTCCACTTCGCGGATGGTGTTCAGGGTCTTGCCATGGCCGGGCTTGCCGGTACGGATAACGAGCATGACGGCGCCTCCTTATGCGTCGATAGAGGTGCCGCCCGGCTTGCGCCAGACCTGATTGCGACGGCGGTCAGTGGCCTTGTCGATCCCGGCGAGCATGAAGCGCGTCGAGATGGCGGCGAAGTACAGGTTCACCACCACATCGAACTTGGCCAGTCCAAGAATCCCCTGGATCACCGGGCCGACATCACCCATCAGCCCGAACAGATAGTCCTGGGCTTGGCCAATGATCATGTTGAAGCCGACATAGGTGACGAAGCCAAAGCCGAGGATCTTCAGGACCATCTTCACCAGTGGGCCAAGGATGATGACGAGCATCTGCACGATGAAGAGAAACTGCATTACTGACCTCCTACGGAGCGGCCCACGTACAGGGCAGCCAGGACGGTGGCGACAGCCACGAACAGGCCGCTCAGGTCATTGGCGGCACGGCATAGCGGCTCGTAGCTGATTTCGAAGGAACGCCCGCCACTGGTGCGCAGGCTGAAGGTTTCCGCAGCGGGACAGCTGGCCGGAAGGAAGCGAGTGCCCTGGTTGACGAAGGTCGGCAGTTCGATCTCGCTGCTGCCTTCGTCGAGCTTGAATTTGTCGCCCTGCACAGCGGCTTCGATGGCGGATTCGTGTTTCTCGAAGTCGGCCTGTTCTTCGGCGTGGCAGCGCAGTTCCTTTTGCTGGCGGAGGATCGCGCACTGGACGGCATCGCCCGTGCACTTGATCTCGGCGTTACAGGCTTCACCCTCTACGCTGGGCTTACCGCACTTGTTTGGGTCCTTGGCCGGGTCGCACTCGGCCTCGCCATCGTCTTCGCCCGATCCATCGCCGTCGCCGTCACCGTCACCACTGCCATCGCCCGAGCCGTCTCCAGACCCATCACCGGAGCCATCACCACTGCCGTCTCCGTCGCCATCCCCATCACCGTCGCTATCGCCGTCATCACCGTCGCCGGGATCGTCAGGGTCGGGGTTCTCGGTGTCGTCACAGCCACCGACCTCGACTTCGGGATCACATGGCGGCGGCGGTTCCTTGCTGCAAAAGGTGCCGTTCCAGGCGTAGCCGTCCGGGCATTGGTTATCGGGATCGGGCGTTGGGGTTTCGTCGGGATCGGTCTGCTGGCCGGGATTGCCCGGTTCCTTGCGGGTGTCTTCGTTGCACTCGATGCCATTGCCGGTATAGCTGTAAACGCCAAACACGCCGGGCGGATTGCCGCTGCTGTAGACGTAGACGTTGCTGGCCGGCGTAAAGCCGAAGGCGTACTGGCAGCTATTGGCGCAGACCGAGCCCGGCGGATCGATCACCGGCTGGCCAACGGCTTCTTTCATTTTGTGTTCGTGGGTGACGACTTGGCCGATGGTGGCTTCGCAGGCGCTGGGCTGGGCAATGCAAGCGCCGTCACTCGAATCAAACGTATACCCAGTAGGGCAATTAGTGACATCGCTGATAACCACGGCTTGCCGGGTGGTTCGCTCGCCGGTCGAAATATAGGTTTGGTAGAAGCGGCAGTTATATCTGCGCGAAGGGCCGTCGTTAGAGAGCTCTGCCAGTTCACGGTAAGAATATGCGTAACCCGCCTCGGATTGCCCGGCGATAAACGCATCACAAGCGGCACGGGCTGATGGGTACGTTGAATAGCCCTGGTAGTCACGAATGCGCCAGGTCATATCTGCAAACGCTGCTTGCCCCCACATGATGAGTAGGAGAGCGAGAGCCTTAGAAATGGTCGCGTTAGTTGGCTTGTTCATCCCTACACCCGCCCAAAAAACACGAGATAAAACGCCAGGGTGGTGAGGATCAGGACGTACAGTTCGTAGCTCATGGCGTTTCCCTGGAAGAGAAAACCCCGCCGGAGCGGGGTTTGTTTGCTTCGGCACATGCAGTGCGCGGTTCCCGGTTACAGGGCGCGGCGCATGTACTTGAACGCCATCGCGGCGATGATCACGGCGAACACCGCCCAGCCGATGGTGCCGACGTCGGTCCCCGCGGTATCGAGGGCTTCGGTGGCTTCGGCCGGGACTGCCGCGTAGACGGAGCCGGCAGCAGCCGAGAGAGCAACGGCAGCGCCGAGGCCGATTTTCTTGATGAAGTGCTTGTTCAGTTGCATGGGTGATACCTCACTGTTTCAGGGCTTTTTTCAGGACCAGGAAGCCGAACACGGTGGCGAACAGAACAATCGCTTCGCCTTGCAGCTCGGAGACTTGGTCCCAGGTGAGTGCAGAGCCGTAGAGGCTTTGCATTTCCTCGACCGTGAGGGCGACCAGCGAGCCAGAGCAGATGGGCGAGCCATCGGCGCCTTGCAGCCAGTCACCATCACAGGCGAGGAAATTCATTCGCCGGCCTGCTCGAGGTCGGCGGTTTGTTCGGAGGGTTCGCAGTCAGGGCAGACGGCGAAATGAGGCGGCAGGCTGAGGTCGGGCAGCAGGTCGCTTTGCGGCGCGGGCAGCGCCATGAGCTTGCCCATGTCGTTGCCGCAGCAGTCGCAGTACACCCGGTCATCGATCAGCATGGCCGCCCCTCCCGGTTAGTTGGCCTTGGCCTGTTCCGGCTGGGTGCCGGATGGCTTGGCGGTTGGGGTCGGTTGCTGGGTCGGTTTGGCGGCCTGGGTGGCGGGCTTCACCGATTCCAGATGCAGGCAGAGATTGTTGCCCTTCTGTTTGCCGGCACGGGCGATCTCGAAGTGGATGCGCACGGTTTCCAGCGGCTCGAAGTTGGCGCCGGAGGCGAACACTTCGTCGGCCACTTCCAGGGGAACATCCATGCTGACGATGGACAGGCCGTTTTCGGTCTGGCCGTCCGGCTCATCGCCATAGAAGACTTTAACGATCTTTACTTCGCTGCCGTTTTGGCTGAAGGCGAGTTTCTGAGTGCCGAGAAATGCAACTTCCATAGTCGAACGTGCCATCTTGTGTTTCCTCAGTTAGTTGCGCGTTATTGCGCGGTTTGCCTTTTTGCGGGCCGAGAGAGCCCGAGCAGAGGAACTGTTAAAGTTCGTCTCTTGCCTGGGTTTATGCGGCTTACAACGGGTTTGTGGTACTAGTTATACACGCCTGGAAAGCGTTTTTATCGCATATTTATAAATGTTATTAGTTGCTGTTAGTTCGTGGATTGCTATGGAATTAACTGGTTTCTTGATTTGGCTATTATTAATTCCAACTATTAACACCAAGGGCTTTGCCCTTGTCATCCCACTCTTGCCGCCGAGGGCTCGGGAGCGCGGGGCGGTGAAGCTGCCCCACACTCACGAGCGGAGGCTGTTTCTGTTTGTGCAGGGTCAAGGGTTCGCTCCGCCCGTGCTTCCGTTCGCCGGATCGGTGAAGCGTGATCCGACGAGCCGGGAGCGCGGCCCTGGACCTGATCAAATCCGAGTTGCGGCATAGCGGTGAGAATCGCTCCGATGGCTACCACCGTCAGGGACTGGCTAAGCACGAGCAACGCAGTGATGACGTTCATGCCATCACCCCACCAGCTCGAACGGTTCGTGAATCGGCACATAGGGCGTGGGCCTGCCCGAGTCGTAGATAACGCTCCACCACTTCGCGGGGCGCTCGGGTGGCGTGTGCTTCTCGCAGATATAGGCCGGTTCCACTGTCCACTCCGAGACCAGAGGCTTCCAGGTTCCACCGATGCAGCCCATTTGCAGCGTGCGAATCGGCCGCGCAGAGGCGGGGCGGCATTGGGCGCAGCGTGTGGACGGGGAGGGAGCGGGGTTCGCCATTTCGCGTCTGGACCAGCAGACAGAGCAGTCGCAGTCCGGTGCGTGCAGAGGCTTGCGGCCATACGTCATAGGTCATGCCCTCGCCGTTGGGAGCAGTAACGATGGTCATCATGAGGCGCACCATTCGCGGCTGATCTGGAAGCGCTCGCGGGCGCTTTCCTGGGCAAGCAGTGAGTCCAGCGGATCGTCCGCGACGATCTCGGAAACCACGGCATCTATGCGGCGATGGCAGTCAGTGCGCGAAATGCCCTTTTCCAGAACATTCCACTTCACGCACTGGCTTGGGCCGTGCAGCGAGGCGATGCGCAGGGTGCAGGGGCGGTTACTCATCGGCGTAATCCCCCTGGCAGAACACCGACTTGCCCCGCTCGATGTCGCGGCGGATGCGGTGCAGGTTGATGACGCGGCGGCGGCCGATCTTCACGGTAGGGAGGGTGTAGGTTTCCACCCAGCCGCGCACCACGTCTTCGGTGATCTGCTCGACACCCATCATTTCAGCCAGCACGAGCTGCGTGCAGAACGGTGCTTCCCGGAAGCTGACGATCCGTTCGGCTTGGCCTTCGATGGTTAACCCCGTCGTATCGCTGGTGGATGGTCAGCGGGGAAGTAGCGCCGGAGATTGGCCAGACCAGCCCAGAGTACGACGAAGCCAACCGAAACTTGACCGATCAAAACGCGGGATAGCGATCACACAGGAAGTAGCTAGGCGCTGGTACGCCCGAAGGATCGGAGGAGGGGACGGATATGGATATTGAACGTGCGCTGCTGAAAGCAGGCGTGACCGTGGCTGCGATGTTTGCCATCTACCAAGGCTCGCAGGGAATGCAGGAGTTCGCGAAGCAACGCTCAGCTGATGCAAATCAGAAAGCCGCAACGCAGCAAACAGAGCCGCGTGAGAGGACTGACAACAAAATTGACCCCCTTTGATTGGCGGTGGTGAGCGACGCCGCTATGGAGCCGCTGTTTCGATTCCTTAACACCTGCGTTTAACGCAAGTGTAGGCCTGCTTACACCAATTTAGTACGAATGATGTAAATAGTGAGGCAGCGCCCCGCTATTATTTATGCTTCCATTACGGCGAAGTTAGGAAAGTAGCGGTACATCCTTATAAATTTGTTCGCATCTGACGTTGGTATCGCTCCAAAAGAAACCTCATTGTCGCCAAGAGGCAACTGCTGTTCCAAATAGCGAAGTTCTCGGATGGTAAGCTTCGGCATGTCGATTCTAATTGGCTGCCCAGGTGCAGGCATAAAATCTAATCGGTCAAACCCGCAAAGAGGATAACGCTCAATATCTGCGGTATCTGCGACTAAGCCAATCAATGTAGTCATGCGGGCGTCATCCTGATACTCAATTTCACATATCGGTAAAAAGCTTAGTGGATTATCACCGCCGGTATTGCGATTTGCTAAAGCAGAATCTATCTCTGATCGCAGCATATTTCTTGCTAGTTTGCCATATGGCCAAGATATTAAATCTTCGTCCGAGGCCTCCGGGGGAACTCTTTGCCTGCCAAATGCATTTCTGAACCGTTCAATTGCGCCTATGGCATTTTCGTCAGTGGCTTTTTCAACTTCATAAGCGGTGTACTCCGGTGCTCTCATGCACTGTACCGAAACCGCTATGACTGAACCGGACAAACACCTGGCAGCAACAGTCCGGACATCTTGAAGCATAGATGTGTTCAATGGGCTATCATAGTCGAGCCACACTATCACTCTTCTATCCCATTCCATCTTAGGTAGTGCGGAGGAGGAGCTGTCGTATTCCACTCTAATCTGGAAAGGCTTATTTGCTTCTATTCGCTCCCTGGCTTCTACTGCTTGCTCAATAGAAACCATGCTCTTAATGCCAAGGGCACGATGGAATAAAGTAAAGTCAGAAAACCATACCGAGCCGAAGCCGATGTAGGCATAGTCTTCAACTGGTTGAAAAGCCGCCAGTCTGCGAAGAATTTCGACGAACATCTTCCGCTCAGCATACTTTGCCGGACGAAGAGAGTAGTCAATTTTCCTAAAGCTGGCACTCATTCCTTGTGCCTCTTGAAGATTAGGTCGAAGGTAGTCTCACCCACTGCCTTGGCTGACCCGACTCCAAGCTCATCCTGCAAAAATTCTACATCCTCGAGTTTTTTCGAGTATTGGATCTTAATGTAACGAGGGCCTTTGATAATCGATCCTCTTACTGGGGCAATAAATTCCGCCTTATAGTCCAAGGCTTCGGGACGCGTTGAGTTGGCTTTGGATACGTGGTCGAGTAGAGGGCTTTTGTCCCTAGTGTACTCATCAATGTCTTTATCGAGGTTGTTAAGGAAGTCTATTACTGGACGCATCATTTCAAACATGCGCTGAGACGTTCTCACCCAAACCACGCTGTCTTGATCTACGTCAGTCTTGGTGGTGTTCCAAGGGACCCTGGATGAGTCTTCAGAGTCGAATGAGACAATGCCTCGAAACCTAGCAAACTGGTTATGAAACGTAGGGATCAACGTCTTGTTAGCTTCGTCCTCCAAAAGCCCCCAGCCAGTTACAGATCTGCGGTCAGCTTCTAAAACCACACGCCCGTTACAGATTACATACCAGCCAGCATCTTTAGGTGCGGACGGGCCGACGCCTACAATGATATTGACGTCTACAGGGGCCTGGTCTGGTTCCTCAAACCTAAGAACGTCTCTGCCTGGCTGCATTTTGTCAGTAACATGAAGATAGATGTTAGTGGCATCAATTCGTTTCGAATTCACAAAAATCTGAAGACCTTCCGAAATGAACTGGCGATGCTTGGATTTGATCAGGCCGATTATGGAGTTTTCGAAAATTGATGTTGAAAACCTGAATGCTACCTCTGATCTTAAGTTGGTCACAACTATATCGGTGCCAGGGTTCGCTTTCGAAATAGTGGGGCTGTCTCCAAAATCGACCCATGGAAACGTCCACTTGTCTGCTTGTTCCCAGGCGGAAACATCAACTTCGATAGCCCATTCTTCATTACTCGTTGCCGATCTTACAATGAAGTGCTTTCCGAACTTGAACAGAGCACGCTTCATGCCGACACCGAACTGACCGATGGAATGAGCAGTCTGTACCGCTCCGCGTGGGCGCCCAAAACGGAAAGCATAAGACCGAGCAGTTTCTCGGTCGAAACCACCACAGTTATCTACAATGCTAAATAGGTCACGATTAAACGTAATGTCAACCCTACATCCTTCGTGCGGGGTTTCAGAACTTTGCTTAGCTTGAGCCAGCCGCTTAGCACCATCAATGCAGTTGTCAACTAGATCTAGTATTGCCTGTTCAAGTGGAATGTCTCGAACCAGCATGTCCACAAAAAAAGCCTTTGTAGGCTCAGCGTTGATCTCATCATCATCCAGTTCGGCTGCCATTAGCTCACTCACTCTCCTTGTTTCCTTCCCTGATAATGCCAAGTTCGCCGATACAACGGTAGTCCTGACCGTGCCCCGATCGACAGCTCGGCCTGATTGGTGTATCGTCCATGACCATTTAGGCTAGGCGCGGATTCATGCATACCATACTTGACCTCTTTAGTGGCTGCGGAGGGCTCGCGCTCGGATCGAAAAGGGCTGGGTTCAGGACTGCCTTGGCAGTGGATGTTGACCCTATCCTTACCAGCTCCTTTGGCGTCAATTTTCCGGGCACGCAGTTCTTACAGGCTGATGTCGCGACGCTGGGGAGGGAACAGCTATCCGCGTTGCTACCCATGGGGGTAGACGGAGTCATTGGTGGGCCTCCGTGCCAAGCGTTTAGCGGTATAGGAAAGCGTTTGCCAGATGACCCACGACGGGATCTGGTACATCATTTCTTCAGAATCATCCAAGCGGTCCAGCCCGCGTTTTTCATGATGGAAAACGTGCCAGGGTTGGGCTTTCCGGAGAATCGTCCGATTTTGGACAATGCTATAAGCATGTTGCGGGGGCGTTGGGTCATTCTCGGCCCATTGACGTTGGATGCATCTGACTTCGGGGCGCCAACTAAGCGTAAGCGGATCTTCGTGTTTGGATTTGACCCAGAAAAAATGGACGTACCGTCCATTGAAGACCTAATAGCGAGCCAAGCCAGTAGAACAACTGTAAAAGATGCCATTGGCGATATCGCAGGCATACCAGTTTCAGATGCAAAGCAGTGGGCCTACGACGATGAGAAAGTAGTCTCCGAATACGCCCAGAAACTGCGTTCGCGAAGCGGTTACTTTACCGGACACCAGTTGACAAAGCACCGCGATGAAACGATCAAGCGCTACGCCAACATACCGCAAGGGGGCGTAGACCCGGTGGGGAAACACAAAAGGCTAGACTGGAACGGGCTTTGCCCGACCCTTCGAGCTGGCACGGGGAGTGACCGGGGGTCATATCAATCCGTTCGACCGCTTCACCCAGAGCACAACCGCGTGATCTCCCCCAGAGAGGCTGCCCGTTTGCAGGGCTTCCCTGACGATTTTGTATTTCATGCGACGGTTTGGCACAGCTTTAGAATGATCGGCAATAGCGTATCTCCAATCATCGCGGAGGCATTGCTGACGAACATTCGTAAATACCTGCCTCAGCAAAAAATAGAGCCGGCGGTTAAGCACACTGCTGCGCCGGTCTTTGCTTAAGCAAAAGCAAATCCTGTGACTACATCACTTAACTTTTGTGCAGTGTTGTGGCGTAGCGGGGACTTAGGCTAGAGCAAAGCCCCGATCTATGGACCTGCATGGAGTAAGCAGGGGGAATACAAGCGATTCATAATGCTGATGTCCCAGGTTCAAGTCCCGGTGTAGCCACCAGACACAAAAAGGCGGTTAGCGAAAGCTAACCGCCTTTTTTGTTTTCTGGCCGGTGACTACCGCCCCTAGGATCGCCTAGCAGCACCACTTCCGTTGATGCCCCACCGCTTCACTGGCCGTGTCTGGACGGACAAATAAATCTGTCCCCTTTTCGTCGGTCGCTCGAGTTCCACCAGAACAAGACATTGAACGAGTCGCGCACCAACGGCGTTTCGGTGCACTTATCCGAGATTTTCACGAAGCGGGTATACACCTATATCGGTGAGGTTGTCCTGGCGGACGCCCCGCACCAAGAGCAACAGCCAGATTCAGGCGGGCAGGAACGTGCTGTATGGGTTTTCCGATGCACGTCATGCCGGGTGGAGATTTGAAATTTAATAATCAATTTTGCCTGTCATCTATCGGTCTTCGGTCTTGTAAAAGCGGTGATTAAGGTCAATAAATACAACATAAAAAGTATTTGTATCTAAAAAATATCTTCTGTCTTCACTTGCTAGGTTCCCCAGCTCAGGCGGGATCACGAAGCCAACGAGGCGACCTAAGTTGTCCATACGAAATCTGGCCCATCTTACATCGTGTGGAACATGTTTCGGTTGGCTGAAGTCGCTATTTCTTGGAAAGTCTCCGTAAATTTCAAGTACTTTTAGACCGCCGCCTCCACATCGCATAGTTTGCCAATAGGGTAATGGCGATCTTGAATAATGGCGAATTTTTTCGACCAACTCCAGAAGCTGGGCTGGAGCTAGTTGGTCGAAGTTTGCGCAGTGCTCTTGGTTTGAATCAAAAAAAGAGAAATTAAACTTGCTTCTGCTGATGATATCGCTTGATTCAATGCTGTCGCGTGCTAAGCCCGACAGGAATTGCTTAGCTTTTCGGTTGGTAAACTTATTCGCCATAGCGCGGGACCCCACCGATCTTGCCATCCCGATACAGGGGCGCTATAGGTCGGTCATTACGTACGAGGTCTCCTGGTATTTCGTCTAGGCGATAGCAAAAGCTTTCGCTTTTATCTTTGTTTACGAGTATTACGCGATACTTTCCCAGAAAATCTATTATGTCGGTGCTATGCGCAGTAAAAAGGAATTGCGCGTTTGTCTTGTTGGACTCCTTGTCTACGAAAAGCTCTATGAGGTGAGGTAAAAGCATGGGGTGGCAATGAACATCGAATTCATCCATGACCAGCACGCCCCCGGAACGAAGCATATTCCAATAAAGATAAAGCTTTGAATAGAGTGCAATGGTTCCACTAGATTCGGAATGGGAAGTTAGCCATCCCTTCTCGTTCTTAATTCCTTCTGCGTCATGTAAAAAAATTGGGAAAAATTCTTTTTCGTTATTTGGTGTGCTTCTCTCTAGAATTCGAATGTCAGATATTCCTAGATCGCACTTTGAGATTATTTTTTTTGCAAAGCTGAGTGCCTCTGGATGTTCATTGTAGAACTTGGAGGCCCGCTCGGGTGAGTAAAATGCATCGCCGAGCACTCCTGTTGAGTAAACATTTCCTTCGAACAAAGAGAAGAAAATAAAAACATTAAAAAGGTCTTTGTTAGGTTTGTTTAGCTTGTATCTTGTGGCGGTGCTGATAAGCGATGCGTTGCTTCTCAGTTTTATGAGGTCAATTTCTTCAAGGTCGGAAGTTTTTTTGGTTACTTCATTTTTGATTCGTTCGAAAATTAGCGTTCGCCGCGATATTTTTTTATAAAGAGCTTCCCGAAGTACTTCGTCTTTTGTTGCTTTCAATTCGTATATGTATCGAACGTTTTGAAACTCAAAGTCAATATAGAATTCGGAGGGTTTTTCGTTGTTAAAAAAGGATATTATTCGTATTGGATCTTCATCTGCGTTGTTGAATGAAAGGCTAGCAAAAGAGGATATAAATGACAGGGCTTTAAGAACTCCTGTTTTACCCGAGGCGTTCGCGCCTTTTATCCCTAAAACTGTACTTGCCTTTCTGCCTTGGGATACATTTTTAGGCACCTTAGCGTTCAGCTCGAACGATATATTCATGCCCTCTTTGAAAGAGCAAAAGTTCTTAGCGCCGAATGAATAAATCATAAAAAACACCTAGCAGGGCAATATTACCTTGTTTAGATCTTCCGTCAAATCTGACGTGAAGTCAAGTTAAGGGATTAGCTTGCGGGGCCGTGCGCACATGTTTTGCCCGTAAAATGTCTGTTCAAGGCCGAGACTATGAGGTGCATGGAGCGTGGATTGGTGTCTATATTGAGCGTTTTTATGGAGCAGGCTGGTACAGCCAGCGAGAGTTTGGCTTGAAACAGGCAGTTTATGCAGGGGAAGTGACTCAGTGAGGGGCAGTATCTGGGATTCATAATGCCCGCTCACCCGTCTAGCGCCGCCCACTAGAACATCCAAAGAAGCCTGGCAAAGCTAGCGCCTTTTTTCGATCCTTCTGTTTGCTGTCCCGTTTACCGAGGTAAACCATGCGTGACCGTTTTGATGAGATTCGTGCCGAGCGGGATGTTCGTTCCGTGGAGCCGGTTGTTTACAACCGTGATCCCCATGCCGGGCTGTGGAAGCAGATTGCGTTGGGGATTGTGGTGGGTTATCTGGCGTTGGGTGTTTTAAGTGCCGTGGGTTGGGCGGTGTTTGTGCGGTTTGCGTTGGGCGGTTTGCAGATTGCGGTGCCGTGAAAGCTGGGGCGTTAAGCTGGCGAGCAGGTTCTTCTGAGGCCGCGGTATCAGCGGGCTGTGGCGCCTTCTCTTGCCGTTGACGTTACCCGTGGTGCGGCGCAGAATCGGCGCCATTTCGCGGGGAGCCATCCTCCGCTAGCGGTTTCTTTGGTGTCTGAAGGGCGTGTGATGAATACGTTGCTGTCTGCGGTCTCGGTGATCGTTTGTGTGTTGGCAATCAGTGCGGGTGTGATGCTCGATGTTCGGCACAAGCCGAGCGACGAGGCGAAGCGGGTGTATACCGCGGAGCGGGTGAACGAGATTCTGCGGCGTAATACCAAGCAGAGCTGAGCCGAGAGGCAAAGCGGCGGAATAAAAGAGGCGGCCCGAGGGTCGCCTTTTTCATGCCCGGAAAAAAGCCGGGCGCGGGGCCCGGCGAAGTCCAACGAGGAGAGGTGCTGCGGCGTGGGTGTTTACCAGAGCGGCAGGCTGTAGCTGACGATGAAGCGGTTCTCGTCCAGGTCGCTCTGGAAGTTGCTTCGCGTGGTGGCGTTGCGCAGCTTGAGGCCAAGATTCTTCAGCGGGCCGCTCTGGATGACATAGGCGATGTCGGTGTTGCGCTCCC